TTGCATGATGATTCACCTAGAGTAAATGTTGAAGCCGACATTGGGTTGATGGCCGATGCACCGCTCATCCTAGAAGCATACAAAGAATTGTTAGCGAAACATGAGAATCTGCTATCAAGACCCGACATATCAAGGAATTCTGATATCGTGAATTACCTAGAAGAAAATCATCCTGATACCTATGAGGACATTTGTGAGAATCTAGGGGATGATTACTGCCTATTCGCACCAATTGGGCTGATAGGGGTTCTATTAGACCCGACTCTAATGACGGCTCTAGTAGGCGTTCTAGGGCTTGTTTTGGCTACTTCTAATGATAGGGAATGGATCTATGCCTATCCTGAAACAGATTATGACGGCAATAAGTGGTCTAATGAACAAGAGCATATCTTAGGTGCTTTTGCTCATCACTTTTCAGCGCAAACCTTCGACCCTGAGGTTTTACCACCGGCGAGGATGGTTATTGAGTCGGTTGCAGGTTCAGGTAAAACCACAATCCTGAGAGCGATAATCGATACTGTGCATAACATCAACCCGAATGCACGGTTGATGGCTAGTGCATTCAATCGGTCGATTGCAGGTATTCTGAAAGACGTTCTAATAGAAGCGAAGAAAGACGGCTTCAATGGTGCGACCGTGATTGGTGGCTCTAACTCCGTTCAAGCATTAGGATATCGTCTATTGAGGGATGAAGGCAACCGACGGGGTGTAGCCGTCAATATGGAGGGCAGCACACCACGTTATCGAGTCCTAAGCCGTATGGCGGTAGGCAAACATCTAGGGGAGATATACAGAACCACACGGGGCGACCATTTGCAGAAATTGGCTGCTGCTAGAGGTCTAGTGAATCAATTAGTCAGGCAGCAACAGGACTCAGGAATTAAGACTAATTCTCGTAAAACATGGTTCAAGTTAGCCACAGAATTACAACGCATCTGTGAGGTTCTGATGGATGAAGGATTCAAGCCTCATCGATCTCATCAGAAGTCTGTTGATGAAATGCAATCGATAATTGCCGAAGCCGGTTCTATTAGAGGGGTTGATGCTTCTAGTGGTGCAATCATTTGGGGTCTAGGCTCTAACGTCGTTTATCGGCTCGCTTATGAGGTTCTAATAGAAGGGATGACTCAGGCATTCAATCCTAGCCTCCAATATCCCAAAGTCGGAGATAAGATGGCTACGGACATTATTATCCCTAGACCTATCGACCATCCCGCCTCAGTAATGAAGGCGTATGATGCTCAAGAAGGGCGTTTTGATGTGGATTTATACCCATTGTATATGCTGACTGATGACGACGATTGGAACACGTTTAGAGTCTTAGGAAATACCCAATTGCTATGGCCTCCAAGAGATAACGTGCAGACCTTTACACCATCGAAGTCTAATGGTGAATGGTCGGTTCAATTCATCAAGAACGGTAATGGAATTGTAGTCAATTTCTCAGGCGGTCAATCAGCAACGGCTAAGGTCAAATTCCCTGATGGTGCTAGTATGAGAGCGGTCGATTCTCTTAGAAGTAAGGCGACCAAAACGGGTGCATATCCTCATCGAATCAAGGATGACGATAAGGCGAAGGTATTGGTTGCAGCATTCAAGAAGAAGTGGGGTGCTAAGTGTTCATTAGAAGGATTTGGTGATGAAGCACCGGATGAGGAAATACCCGTCAATGACGAGAATGGAGAAGTCACACTATCCTTCACAGATCAAGTGTGGTTGCCTCATGTTCTTGATATTCAGGCTTCTGAGGATGAGTTATTCGATGTGGTTCTAATAGATGAGGTTCAGGACTTATCTTTCACTAAGGGCGAATTGATACGCCGTGTCTGTGGCGACTATACCTCAATAGTATTCGTAGGAGATAGAAAACAATCTATCATGCAATTTGCAGGTGCTAGAGCGTCTTCTATGACCGACAATGCAGCCGCTATTGATGCTGATGAATATTCAATGACTGTTTGTTGGAGAGGCACACATGAGGTTGCTAGTCATGCTAGAAAGACTATGTTAGGTGCTACTGAATTAGTTAGAAGTGAATGGGGCGATAATGCAGACATTCCTGATTACCAAGAGCATCAATCACCTAGTATCGAAGGATGGCCTCAAGGTGAGAAGACGTTAGTAATGCCTAGCACTTCGGTCATCGATAAGGTGATTGCACTAAGAGAAGCAAATGCTGATACAACCATTTCTATCATTTGCCGAATGGCTGCCCCTCTAGGAGAGTATATCACAGGATTAGTCCTCAAGGGCGTTCCTATCAAGACTCCATCAACAAATGGTGGTTTGGTTAAGGATGTGATTACATTAGCCAAGAAGGATAGACCCGCAGATCCAACAAAGGTCAATCAGACTAGGGTAGGTTTGGGTCTAAGAGAAGGTCGCCTCACAGAATCAACCGTCGTTAGACACGTCAATACCCTGAATGACTATCTGTTGAAACAAGCCATTCAGCGAGCCGGTAATGATGCCTCAGCAGCCGGTAAAGAGCCACAATACAATGAGCAGGTCGATTTGCTAAACCTAACTCAATCGCTCATTCTATTAGCATTGGAAAAGAGCGAAGGCGATTCGATGACTATTGATGAGGTCGAGAATTGGTTGAAGGATATCCTATTCTCCGACTCGGAGAATGCAGTAGCCCTCAGCACGGTTCATCGATACAAAGGAGAACAGGCCGAGTATGTATTCTGTATCATCAGCACGATGGGAGAAGACCAAGACGGCAAACCCACTACTAGACCATGCTTCATGTTGAATCATCTAATGGAGAGCCACCCAATTAATGCAGTAGCCGAAGCAAACATTCTGTATGTGGCTATGACCCGTGCTAAGAAGCAAACAATCATGGTTCTAGCGGATATGGAAAAGGATTCGTGGTCGATGACGGCTGATCATTATGTGTATGAAATTGAGGATGAGTCTAAATTGCCTGAGCCTAGCAAAGAAGAATTGCAATGGATTGAAGATTTGAAAAATGACCCATTAGGCAAAGAAGGAAAATGCACCGAATCGTGGGGTGAATTGAATGAAAGGGGTTGGTATCATGCCGCTAATGCGCTTGAAGCCAATGCCGCCGATGACCCTTCTAATAGAAGCAAATCACTTTCACGTCAATTCAAGGATTGTGATTGCTGCGATAATGCAGCCACATTTGTCGATGAGGATTTACCGACCGGCGAGAGAGCATTTTGTTCGGAACGATGTTGGGCTATCTATTCAGCGATGCCTGTTAGGAATGAGGGCTACTATGGATTCATCGACGGAAATGCAGGGCGGCGGCTATGAGCCTGAATGGGTGAAAGCGGCATACAAAACAGGGGTGGGGAGGGCGACCTCTCCATCCCCTCAATGTGAGTGCGAGCATACCTGCAACCACGCTGGTTCTCTCTATCTCAGGTCAAACGGTTCTCATGTCTGTGGGAATTGCTTGATTTTGACGCATGGAGAGGTGCTAGAAGGCGAGGAAATAGGTTGCATGGGGTGTATGACCCTAAAGAGCATTCATAGCCTTGAGGGGGCTACGCTGCTATCCACCCAAAATACGGAGGATGATGAAGATGAATAAAACCTACACCAAAGAAGACCTGAGTGCAACCGACCTGAATAAATGGGGTTATCCTAATGCTAACTACAAATACATCGGCAATAGTCTGTTCAAAATGAGAGATGATGAAGATAATGATCCAATGAGAGATGAAGAAGAATGATGAAGTTAGTAATGATAGTTGAAACCGATGAATACGTTTGGGAATCATATCGAGAGGCAACGGAGCCTATTCAAGATGAGATTAGGGGTGATTGAATGGTAAATGTGGCCGAGGAATTAAATCGAATTTGTGTTCATCAAGAGTTTGAGATTCTAATACTCAGTCGGGTGCTAAAGAAGTCATTATCGGGTGAATCCATTGAAGGAGAAGTGAAGGAGAAGATTCAGAAGATAATCGAACATATTGAAAAGAGAACCTCTCAGAATCACCCTTCAAGAAAAATGGCGGAGGAATGGTTACTATGAACGTCATTGATTTCATGTTTGCATATCTGTTCATAGTAATGATTTCAATTGCGGGGTTGATGATATGACGTGGGAATGTAACAATCCTAAATGCAAACGAATTACAAAAGGATTTAGCAATGGTCGAACCTTATGCTATGTCTGTGTAAATAGTGAAATAGCGATGAAGAAAAGAATGGAGGCACGGCAATGAACGATATGTTGTTAGGAATCATAGGATTCACATTAGGAACGATTATTGCATACATCATAACGAGGTGGATTTGATGAAAGGCTCACGCACACAAACCATATCGTTAGAGGAAATGAACGCCTTTCTAATAGAAGCACAGGGATTCAGCCGTATTACGCCTGAACGTGGCATCTTCGGGAATCATTCTTATGAAATCACATACGAAAGACCGACACAATATGATCCTAATATCGTAGTGAGGATTTACTCAACGGTGGATGAGCGAACCGGCTATTCCCGTTCAAGTGGTTCTGATGCGATTAGAACGATTCTAAAGCAGAAGGAGGGTAAAGTCCTCAAGAAGTATAGTCGAGTCAATAGAACGAGGAATTGGCGGGCAAACCTGCTAAAGAGATACGAGGATGATTTGTATGAGTTGTGATTGCTGCGATAATGCGGGCCGTTGGCCTTCTAATGTAACCGTGCCTGATGAACCGGACTATGATCCTAAATGGATTAGAAGAATGAATGCCTTTCTGCTAGGTAATTGTGCAATGGATGATGAAATAATAAAGCAAATATGGGGAGGAATTGCGACAAGGAAAATTACGATGTGTGGGACTTGTGACACTATCTTTTCCTATACACGAAACAAAAAGTATTGTGATGAATGCCGTATTTCTCGATCCAATGAATATTATCAAAAGACTAAGGCAAAACGGAATGTAAGACAACGAGAATACCGTAAGAATAATTTGGAGAAGGTTCGTGCAATTGAACGCAAATCAGAAGAAAAAAGGAAGGCCAACGGCCAACGGTAAAAGAATGCGAGGCGAAGAAGAATGACTGAATCAAAAAGTAAAGCGGCTAGAATTGCACAACGTAAAGGAAAAACCGAGCGTAAAGCGGCTCGGAGGAAATTGGCATACATTCAGAAGAAGGGTAAAACGAGTAAGTGGTGATATGTCTAAAGAGGATAAAGCAGCGATTTGTCGTCTTCATCACCCTAGAATTGCTGGTGCTAAGGTTTGCCGTGTTTGCGGTAATCAGTATTAGGAAATGATACAATGTCTATTCCCACAATCGATCTAAGGTTGGGAGATTGCCTAGACGTAATGAAGGAAATGGAGGATAACTCCGTTGATTCTATCGTGACCGACCCACCATACGGGTTGAGCGCGGCCCGTAATAGTGGTAAATCAAGTAAAGGCGGATTCATGGGTAAAGAATGGGATTATGACGTTCCTTCGGTTGAGATATGGAGGGAGGCATTACGAGTCTTGAAACCCGGCGGTCATTTACTCGCCTTTAGTGGAACGAGAACCTATCATCGAATGGTTGTTAATATCGAGGATGCAGGGTTTGAGATTAGAGATTCAATCGTATGTTGGCTCTATTTTAGTGGATTCCCCAAATCGCATAACATCAGCAAAGCGATAGATAAGAGAGGTGGAGAGAGTATTGCATGGTTCGGCCAATGGTTAAGGAAATGGAGAACCGAGAATGAAATCCCGCAGAAGGAAATTTCTAAGTTATTTCCAAGCAAAACAGGAAATCTAACAGGTCGCGTAGCGAATTGGGAATTAGGGCATAGCCTCCCAACGAATGAACAATTTAACACAATTTGCGCTACCTTCAATTTACCTTTCAATTCAATAGATGAAGTGAGGGGTGAATTTTTGGCGGTGAAAACCCATGCGAGGTCGGGGGGAGATGATTTTGCTAAAAGGCCCAATTCTGAATCTCAATCGAGAGATGAGGAAATATACGCATTGGGTTCTGATAAGGCGAAAGAGTGGGATGGTTGGGGAACGGCTCTCAAGCCCGCCCATGAGCCTGTTTGTGTCGCTCGTAAGCCATTGATAGGAACGGTGGTTGAGAATGTGCTTGAGCAAGGAACGGGTGCTTTGAACATAGATGGGTGCAGAATAGAGTATGACGCTGAAAGTTATGCAAGAAACAAAAAAGCATCTGAGAAAGCACCGAAGGAACATGAAAAGGCCGTTTGGAAAGACACCGGCCACAAAAAAAGAGTCGATGTGTTTTCACCTAAAGGCCGTTGGCCTTCTAATGTAATCATGGATGAAGTAGCAGGTGCTATCTTAGACGAACAAGCCCCAATGGTAGGTAATCCTAAGAATTCTTCAAGAAATACTGATAATCAAGGCGGGACAGGTAACGCATGGACTAATCCGGCAAAAAAGGGCGACTCCAATGGTTTTTCTGACGGACTAGGAGGTGGCTCTCGCTTCTTCTATTGCCCGAAGGTATCACAGTCTGAAAGGAATGCGGGGTGTGATGGTAACAATCATCCAACCGTGAAGCCTATCAGTCTGATGAGGTATTTATCAAAATTGGTTACAAAAGAGGGAGGTATCGTGCTTGATCCATTCATGGGTAGTGGTTCAACAGGGATAGCAGCCTGTCTTGAGGGATATAACTTCGTAGGAATTGAGATGGATGAGGAATACCTGAATATCGCACGGCATAGAATAGCACATTGGGGAGAGTATGAAATTGAAGAAGCGGAATTCATACCTAAACCACGTTCAACGCAAATGAACATATCAGATTGGTTCTAATACCCACACTACTGCGGAGTTATCCGGCGAAGCCGATAGAGAGAGTGTTTTGAATGAGAGATAGAACCCTATACCAATGGCAAAAAGAAGCAATTGAGGTTGTCCGTGAAGCATGGAAAACCGATGAACCAAACACCACTATTGCAGCCGTCACAGGTGCAGGTAAAACAGAAGTCGCCATTAGGTTAATCGATGAATGGGATGGAATTGTGACTGTTGTTGTCCCTAGAAAGGCATTGATGCTACAATGGAGGGATGATCTTGAACCATACGCCATCGTCGGCAGATTTGGTGGTGGTTCTATTAGAGGATGGGGTGATGAAGCATCTTCACCTACAATCCTAAGACATGACATCAATATCGCTACTATCAATGCTATGCGAAGTGGTAAATTAGCGAGTTATCTCAACGACTTTTTAGATAGAAAGCATCTGATTATTGTTGATGAATGCCATAATCTTAGAGGCAACAAAAGCCGTAAAGCATTGGATAACATACCTTGTGATGCAGTAATTGGTCTGTCGGCCACGCCTCATCCCACTAAAGAAGCGAAAGAGGTAGTCGAGGCTCTATGTGGCCCAATTCGTTATTCATACCGCTACGGTCAGGCTCTCCATGACGGTGTAATTCCACCATTCGTTCTTCATGCCGTTCAGATCCCAATGGAGAATGCTGAACACAATGAGTTAGCATCTATTGATAATCGAATCAAGAAGGCAATGAAGGAGTCCCGCGAATGGTGGGGGGAACGCCGAGGTCGAGAAATGCTAGAGTTAGCGAAAAGATTGGGAATGATGCGAAAGAGGCTGCTGAATGATGTTGAGAGTAGGTATGTGCTATCCTCTAACATTCTCAATCAAGAGGATGGCGTTCCAACAATGGTATTCCATGATACAATCGATGGTGTTGAAAGACTAGCGAGAATGACTCCTAATCTAAATCCGGCCATCTATCATAGCAAATCGAAAGAAGGAAATGTGGAAATTCAAAGATTCCTTTCAGGTGATACTCAACACCTTTACTCATGCCTTGCTCTAGCGGAGGGATTCAATGCACCTAGAGTCGAGCGAGCGGTGATGATGAGTGGGCCAAATGCCCCTCTAAGGCGTATTCAAACACTAGGTCGTTGTCTAAGAGGTAAAACAGACAAACCTAATGAAATCTATTTCCTCTATGTCGCCGGCACTAAAGATGAAGATGGACTTCATAACTTATTGAAGACGGCAGACATTCCTGATTACATTAGCGGAGATGAAAAGAGGCAAATTGTTAATCATTGGAGGTGGGATTCAGCGAATGGTTTTGTGTCTATTGAAGCACCTAAAGCACCTAAAGCATTCATTCCATCAACCCCTCAAAAGTGCGAGAAATGCGGTCGGACATTCAAGAGTGAAGTCGGCTTGAACAGTCATTACTGTCGAGATGTAAAATGGACGTATGAAGACCCGCCACGCACATTTGAGGAAATGTTCGGTTCTGATTGATTCTGTTAATGAATGGATAGAGCATTCATAACCTGTATGAATACCGCTAAGTGTATGATGCAGCAGCAAGGCGGGCAGCCTATTTACATCTTAAGAGAAGGAACAGAAAGAACGACAGGCAGAACGGCACAGATGAACAACATTGGTGCGGCGGCAGCAGTAGCCAATGCAGTTAGAACAACATTAGGGCCAATGGGTATGGATAAGATGCTAGTTACAGGCAATGGTGAAAACGTCTTGATTACTAATGATGGGGCTACTATTCTAAGAGAAGTGGATATCGATCATCCGGCTGCTAAATTGATTATTGAGGTATCAAAGACTCAAGAGAAGGAATGCTATGACGGCACTACGAGTGCAGTAGTCATTGCAGGTGAATTACTCAAGGAGGCTGAGGGGCTGCTGAATCAGCAGATACACCCGACAATCATTGCTAAGGGATACCGCCAAGCATCTCAAATTGCATTAGATGAATTATCACAATTAGGATTCCATGCTGAACATGAGCATGGAGATTTGTTAGCGGTTGCTAAAACGGCATTGACGGGCAAATCGGCTGAGGCGGCAATAGATATCATTGCTGAAATGTGCGTAAAGGCCGTTCAAAACACCACAGAAGTCGCTCAACCATTCAATTTAGATAACGTCAAGGTGCTTTCATTTGAAGGCGGAACGTATGAAGAATCAAACCTGTTAGATGGTGTTCTAATAGAAAAAGAGCGTCTTCAATCATCTATGCCTGATGAGATAGCAGATGCGAGAGTCCTGTTATTGATGGCCCCACTAGAAGCAAAGAAGACTGAGAAAGATATCAATTTCAACATCAGCGACCCTAAGCAGTTAGAAGAATTGCTTAGACAAGAAGAAGATGAAATCAAAGGCATGGTCGAATCAATTGTAGCGACAAATGCAAATGTTGTTATTTGTAATAAAGCAATAGATCCATTGGCTTCTCACTATCTAGGTAAAGCCGGCGTGTATGCTATTCATCGAGTAAAGCGTTCAGACATGGAAATGTTGAGCCATTTGACGAGTGCGCCGTTGTGTAGTGATGACTATGGGTATGATTCGCTCGCTAAGTGTTCCATTAAAGAGGTCAAATACGGCGACTCAAGAAACACCCTGATTAGCACAGAAGACGGCGATAAGGCCGCTACTGCTATTCTAAGGGGTTCAACCGGACATTCTGTCGATGAGGTCGAGAGAGCCTTTGATGATGCAATAGGTGTGGTTGGTCTAGCATGGAATGAAGGCAATCTAGTAGCAGGTGGTGGTGCGGTTCAAACATGGCTGGCTCAACATCTGAGGGCAAAGGCGGCTGAGATAGGGGATAGAGTAGGTATGGCGATAGAAGCCTTCGCTAATGCGCTAGAAATCATCCCTAGAACGCTCGCTGAGAACGCCGGACTAGATCCGGTGGATGCAATCCTCAATCTAAGAAAGGCGGCCTCTAACAAGCATGGAATATCCACAGATGGTGAAGTCGTGGATATGTTAGACTTAGGTGTGCTAGAACCTCGTAAAGTTACTTCTAACGCTATCGCATCAGCGACCGAAGCATCAGTCATGGTTCTCAGGATTGATGACGTAATTTCGATGAAAGGTGGCGCACCGCCGGCCCCTGATGGAATGATGGGCTAATTTCCCTCTTACTATATAAGGACAGGCTCGCAGTAGCCCGTTTTTGTCGCATAACCTTCTAATACCCATACCCCACCTGATGATTTACTCGGCTACGAGTCGAGCAGGTGAATAAGATGAAGAAAAACGCGAGAAAAGTAAGAAAAATAACCGAGTTAGTGGGCAAACGAGTTAGAGTCCCTGAATCACTACTCTTAACGCCCGCGATGAGGCAGAAAATGGGTCATCGCTTTGCTGAACAGACTTGTAAGGTAGTCAAAGTGAAGGCAGACAAAAATGGAATGCTATCTGCAATCTATGTAGTTAGACCTGCGGTTAGAAAATACAATCCGAAGACTAATCGATTTGAAATTAAGAAATGGCAGAAGACACCTAAGCGATTGTTGGCTGAAACATTTGTGAGGCCAATTCGCAGATACCGATGGGAGGATGAATCGGACTTTCGATGGAAGGTCGCTTTTCGTGATAAGCCCAAAAGATCGTGGGGTAATTATGTTGGTATGGCAAACACCACTAAACAATGGCATAGTTATCCAACAATAGGATATTGGCTAAACAACCCTGATGCCTTAGAACAAGTGGTGTTGAGGCGTTATGATGAACAACGCTACGGCCCAACCCAATTTTCAGACAACCCCGATTCCTCAAATTTCAAACCGAAGAAACATTGGAGGCAATGGAATAAGCAGGTTTGATGCTGAGGAAATCAAGGAGATGAAAGAAATGAAGAAAATAGAATGTAAAGAATGTAAAGGATTAGATGAATTGTTAGCCGGCCTGTCTTTTGGTAAATCAAAAGCAAGGTGCGGCCATTGTGGGAGGACTGTTTGATGAGATACATTCCACCCGTTAGGCATAACCGAAGTCAAAAACGGAAATCAAATCCGAATTTCAAAAATTGGAAAACCATTAGTGGAAAAAAGGTATCAACCCCTTATGCTAATACTTGCAAACGGAATGCAAACAAAATCAACAAAACACCGATTACATCCACAATGAAAGATCCAAGATGGATACACAAACACCCAACAGAAGACAAAGAAATCAATTTGATGGCCTTCGTAAAATCAATTTGTCTAACTTTAGATGTTGATGCGATATGCGACGAAGCCGAAGAATGGGTCAAGGGTCGGGGTGTCTTAGTAGTGAGAACCCAATATGTGCGCCCGCTCTCATCGAATAACGCGCTTTGGCGATTATGGGTTGATACTTTGTTATTAGATTGCAAACCAGCAGTAGGAGGCGGCGGTGCAAGGTTGATGGGTTGGCAAGGCAGAAGGATACAAGCAAGAGGCGGGCCACGATACGGAATCAATCACCCAAGCACCCATGCAGACCACATGGACACAATCATTCACGAATTGGCTCATGTGGTGCATCTAACGAGATTCAAGGCATCAATCATCAATGGAAAAAGACGGCCTCACGATTTACTATACAATAGAATCATGTTGAAGATGATGCAAGCATATCTAGGATTGTCTGAACAGGATTGTAACCCTATTCGTTGGGGATGGGGCGTTGGTGAAGGATATGCCCCTACTAGAAGAATCAAAGAATTGCATCAGCAAATGCTGAATGATAAACACCCCAAAGTAATGCGGTGGTTCAAGTGAATGGCTCAAGTGCCTTCATATACCCCGCCCACACACGACACTATCCCACTACGAGTGGGGGTGATGTAAAATGAGCAATGGAAAACGAATTTACGAGAGTTTGAAGAATCAGGGAATATCAAATGTCCCATTAGAATTAATCAGCGTATTGAAGGCGGCGGCTGACGGTCTGACGAAGATTGCAGACGAGAACCCGCAGAACAATACATATCTGACTAAGGAGGAACGAAAGGTGACTCCTGACTTAGCGGTAGTCGATGAAGTGGATATCGATATTGTTGTTCAAGGCAAAGTAATCAAATTGCGACGAGCCGATCTAAGCAAACCTGCCGTAGTCATTCCTAATGGTCTATCGGACAAAATCACTACTGCCGCTATACCGTGGCAATGGGTATCCGGTATTCTCTATCAGACTATCATATCCATGCTAGACGGCGACCCTGAGTATGCTAAGACTATTGCAGCCTTCATCAACCATGAGATTGATGAGGCATCTGAGATTAGTAAGAATGGGCGCATGAAGATAGATACCAAATCATTACCTCAGCCACAGAATGCAATCGAGGTTGCTCAATTCTTAGATTCCCTCAAGCGTGAATTCAAGAGCAAATCAAAGGGTTCTCCTAGAGTCAATGTTGAGGCTATTGTTGAACCTATGTCGGCTGAACCCACATATCTTTTGAATAAGACTAGGCATTTGCCTAGTGTCGATGAAATAGTAACTCCTGATGTTGAGAAAAAAACGGGTAAGATCCCATCCCCCGTTGCTTCTATATCTTCATCACCTGAATTAACTACAACAACACAGGAGGGAACGGGGGGTGCATCGTCTGATGCACCTTCCACCCCTCCTAGTATCGTTCAAGAGATGGAATCGCATTTAATGGAAATAAAGGCTAATCTCGATACTGATGAATTGGATACTGATGATTTGATTCTAAACATCATCGAGCAGAACCCTAACTGCACAATAGGTCAATTGAGGAAATACATCGAGGCGAGTCCTCAGAATCCTGATGAGAAGTATTGGCGGCTACGTTTAGACTCTCTAATAGAGAACGGCACAATCCACAAAGAAGGGGCTAGGAGAGCGACTAGATACTCTCTCGCTAGTAATGCGGTGGTGGGGGATGCGGAGTGAATCTGTTTATCCTCCACACCGACCCTGTAATTGCTGCTAAGTATTACTGCGATCTTCACGTTCCTAAATTAGTCGTGGAATGCTATCAGATGCTAGGTAGTGCCGTTAGAAAGCATGGGGCTACTGATGAGCAGATGCCATTGACGCAGAAAAAAACGCCTCTTGTTGGGGGTTATCCGAATCATCCGGTAACAATTTGGGTATCTATGTCAAGAGATAATTACCGATGGACTATCGCACACGCTCTAGCCCTATGTTCTGAATTCCAAAAGAGATTCGGCAAAGAGCATTACTGTGCTAATGGTATCGAGATTTTGAATGGACTTGAACACCTAATCCCTGAGACGTATATGGCTGATGCTTCGGGTGGGGTGTATCAAGGAGTGGGGCTACCCATAGAGAAAACAGGTATGACTCCATTTGCTCTCGCTATGCCTGATGAGTATAGACCGAGAGGACTTATGTTAGACCCTGTGTTGAATTGGGTTAGAGTCCTCAAATCTCACGCAACAGGCGATGAGGCCGTTCAAGCATACCGCCGCTACTATCATTCCAAAACATTCGCTGAATGGAATAAAGGGCGTTCTATGCCTGATTGGTTTGATCCTAAACAACAGGTGGTGGCCGCATGAGTAAGGATTTGTGGGTGATACTACCTCACGAAGATGATGAAGACCAAAAGAAGGGGCATTTGACTAGGCTCGTTCTGATAGATGCAGAAGATAGCCTATCCGATTTACAGAAGATAGTAGGCGGCCTCATCGAGTATCTGCCTAACAAAGATGGTTTGACATTGGTTGCTAATGAAGAAGGTTGGATGAGAAGTCTGCCTCATAATGAACGGCTTAGGGGCATCTTTGGGCAAACGTGGATAGAGAGTAATATGTTACTCCCGCCTAGTGGCCGGGTTCATGGTAATGTAGCCATAAAGATAGATGATGCGCTCAAAACACATAGAGTGATTCCAACAAACCAGCAATTGACTATGGATCAAATAGTGATGATACATCTTAATTCAATGAGGCACGAATGTCTTAGAGAAGTAATGGATAAATTACGTCAAGACGCGGGAGATAGTGTTGATGAAGATAGCGATTTCTTTGGTAAAATAGAATCACACATATCCTCACTAGATACAGGCGACCTATTCCCGTTGTTAGAAGAAGGCGGATATATGCACACTAAGATACAAAGTGAAAACGAAGCCTTTGACGCGCTTTCAAACGCATATTTCAGCGCACTTAGGAATCAAACGAAAGTAAGGGGCGTTGAGTGATGGTTGGTTTATCTAAAGAGCGATGTATGGCTCATGTTGTTGAGATAATGAAAAGAGAGGATAGGCCATTGTCTTCTAGGCAATTGATTTCACTTCTGATCGATAAAGTCGGTTCTCCGGCTAAAATACCCCTAACGCAGACGCTTTCTATGTGGTGCTATGCTCATCCTCACATCTATGGTAGGAATGGAGTATGGCGTTTGAAATCAAGTATGTTTGTAGGAGATGATTCTTGATGCCCGGCCCTAGAGATGTTACATTTGAGCGCAGACCTGTCGGTAAAAGGCACAAATTAGCGAATCGTGTATGGAATGCCGCTCAAGCGGTTATTGGTTGCCCTCCTTCATGGATGCGAATGATACCTGCTAGGTGCAAACATAATGACGAGCAATTGAACACTACTAGATGGATAATCGGACAAGAGGATAAAGAACCGTTAGTGATGGATGGCGCAGCATCAAAGGTTGAGGCTAGGCTACGTTTGATGTGGAGAGAACAACAAAAATGATTCCTAATGCGCCTCAGACTCCTATATGGATGATGATTTGCCGTTGGTCTGAAACGCTTTTGTTCGCTAATCCTATGGGCAAAGCAACCTTGAGATTCAATAAATCAGGAACGAGTGATGGTGAAGATTGGGATAAGCGAAATCCATTGGTGGTTTTTCCAACACTAGAAGCCCCGCCTCAAGTCAATGCTGAGGAATTAGGCGTGTTAGCATACGATCCAATAAATGAGAAAAAAGGTTGGATTTGCATATCCTTATTCAGTAGTGAAACATTAGTTACAATCAACCCTCAATCTGAAAGTGAGGGGGACATAGAATTGATTGAAGGTATTGCTAGAGATTTCTATGAGAAAGGTTGGCATCCTATCATTGCTGATATTCAGCAGATAAAATGGCGAGAAGAAAATGATGTTGTGGTATCAGATGAATGGCCGAAAGATGATCCATTTGAAGACCCCGACCTCATAGACAAAATGGGTAATATAGCCGACTTTATGAGTAAGAAATTCAATTCATTACCTGCGTTGTGGTGGGATGGTGAAATCTGCGACGTTTGTGGAGAACCAAATGTGGCGCGTGAGGATACTGATTTATGCCATTCATGCGGAGAGCCGAAGGTGTATGATGAATTTGACGTATCGGGCTTTCAAAAAGAATGGGGATAGAGCATTCATAGGTGTATTCTCCGCAGCGAGGGTATGAGTAAAGCCCGCGTAAAGGCTATTTCCATAGAGAGAAGATACAGAACATTATCTAAGCCGTGGTTTGAAATCATTAGAGAGATAAGGGCAGAACGTGGCGGTTTGTTAGCATCTAGCGAGTATCTGAATCTGATTGGTAATGAGAAATCTGATGCTTTAGATACGATAGATTCACGTTTGAAAACGGCAGAAGCATGGCTTTCTAATTACGAAGATGAGAGAAATAAGCATTCAGGATTCGGAGTAAAGAAGGCATTGAAGGAAATCAAGAACCTAAGTGATGAGGAATTAGAAAAGGAGGCATCAGAATGGACAATATGAATGAGGATGATGAAGTAATCTATGTTACATTGTTTTGTGAGTTATGCGGGGCAAAAATGATTCCTAGTAAGACACGAATGGATTTGATTACGAAAGAGGAAAAAGAAACCCTTGAATGTAATCGTTGTAAAAAGTGGGTGTTTGTATGAGTTTAGACATATCTGAGGAACAAATCGAATGGGCTTATGAGTTATTCAATTACTTAGCACCTAATGGTGAATGGACATTACCTGATGTGGGAGTGTATAGGAAAACAGGTGAAAACAATTTGACTTTGGTAAATTTGTTTGCATCTAAGCCACGTTTGGATGATGTAGTTAGCATATTCGATCAGCACAGATTCGTTGTTTTACTAGCAGAATCAATAGGTTGGACTGTTGATGAAGCGATAGAGAAAGCATACGATGTTAATGATGAATTGATTTCAATACCTGAAAATCGAATGGGCGACCTAGCAATATGTAGTAAGAAATGCGGCGCGATTCTAAGAGTCGAGCCTCCTGAACCGGGAACGCTTCTGACTAAGATAGAAGGCGGGGAGTGTCCGGTCTGTAAGAGAAATGGGTTTGATGCAGAAGAATGGGATGGAATGTATGTTGTAGTCGATGAAAGGGCTACCTCTTTCAAAGCAAATGGCGAGGATGGGGAGGAATGAGAAGCCACGATTACAAAAACAAAATTCACAATCAAATCCAAACCGAACACCATATGGGTGAAGAATTACACATTGTAACGTCTAATGCGTTTGGATCGAGAGTTTTGAATATCCGAATGAATAGAGTAGTCCCCTCAAAAACAGGATACACCGGATATACGAAAGTCGGTTTTTTCTTAAGTAAGAAAGAAGCAGCAGAATTGAGGGATTCTCTATCTGAATTACTAGATGATGATGAGGCATGGGCCGTAGTGTCCGATGAAGAATTACAAAGCGGAGGCAAATAAAATGGAAAAACCAAAGTGGGATTCTTTAGATTCATTTGAGGAACATTATCACAATCTAATAGACAAAATCTGCGCTAAAGCAGTAGCAGAAGAAGGGATAGCAGAAGTAGCGAAGGCATTGTGGTCTGTATCTAGGGTTGCTGCTAATAGAAGCCCTAGAACGCTATGTTTTGATTGCGTGTATATTGCCGCAAATGCAACAGGCAATCCTTTGTCGTCTTATTTCCTTGAGCATATTGCAGAAAAAATAGTAGGCACTAGAGTTAGACCGATGAGAAAACATCGAGGCACTAAAGGGCCAAAGTGGTATCTTAGCGAGAACGGCAAAGCAGCGATTATCTCAGTTATTGGTGAAGATTTGTATGATTCAGTAATTAGAGAATGATTAGAATGCTTCAATTTCGCTCGTTAGCAGAATCATGGCGGGTTCTTTCTAATAGAAGGATGAGAAGCCGTGCTGAAATTGTAGCCAATAATGTTCTAGCATCACCCGAATATCCATACACACCGATTTATTTCCTTTATTCTGTTGAGGGTGGTAATCGTTTATCCGACGAAGATTTCCATGAGATATACTACATATTGACGGGTGCATATCCTGATGAAGTGTATGATGAACCCGATCCAATACATCTTTTGTCGTTACTATCTGAAACAGAAGTAACCGATATTACCGCAGCATCGGTAGTAAGTCGTATTCAATTAGTATTATCTGCTTCTGATAATGAAGAAAGAAGCCGCATTCTAAGGCCATGCTTTTACCGGATTAACCGATTAGACCTCTTTTCCTTATTCATGCGTCTAAGCACCCATGCAGCCCCCGTATCGAGGCGAGATGTAGTCAAGGCCATATCCATATCATACAATACCCCTTTTCATCAAGTCCGTTCTTCTGTGAATCTCTTAGGAGTCGAGCATACTATCAATGCACTTAGGTTAGGCGAATTTGATTACACTAAGATTAGGCCGTTGATTGGTAAAGGACTGATTATACCCGCCCCTGTTATGGTATCTAAAACAGAAGAAGTCATGTTCGGTAAATGCTTTGTTGAGAGATTAGAGGGCGTTTATGTGTCGCTTCATTATACCCCTCAGTCATTGAAGATGTTTGATGTGGCGGGGTTGGAGATAGACGGTGAAGGGTGGTTGGATGGTTGGGTCGAAATCGCCCGCATACCATACGGTATATTCCTTTGTGATTATGCAGTAGGTAGGGATAATCCACTAATGTTAGTCGATTGGTTATCTCCTGATGATCCTAATTGGACATACAAAAGGAGAAGAAAACCGTTTGAGGATTTACCTAATTGGTCTGTTAAACAAATGACTGAGTTAGATGCCCCCTGCTTTTCAGACGGTATAGCAGCAACAGATAACGCATACATTTTGCGTAATGCAGCCGGCATCCTATCTTATGAGAATACTAAATCTGAGGTTGTAATGGTGCAGGTCAATGAAGCACCTAAGCGTATTCTGCGTATTCTAAGCGGCAGGGTAGCGGAATCCCCAACAGGCGGCCCGCCTGTATTGTTGTGGGCTTTAGGTGCTAGAGATGGATTAGAATACATACAGGTCGGTGAAGCAGAATCATTCTTTGATTTCCAAAAGTGGTGTGAGCCATACAGACGAATAGAAGGAACGGTAATCAAAATGACTTCGCCTTTGTTTGTTAGTGTCGATGTTCATTCATCAGGATGGGGTGATATCGGCCCATACATCAAAGCAGACATTGTAGGGATAGAATCAGCAGCCGGTATCTCAGAATGTATGGGGGCGGAGGAATTAGGATATGCCGATATTGAATGAAGAAGATCGTAATTTGATAGTGTTAGCGAGCAGCATTAAGGGAGATATCGTGTGTCAAAAGACAAAATCTCGCAAATGTGGTTATCTAATTCAACCTAGACTTTGGTTTTCTAATAGAATGCCTCAAGGTGTTAAGTCAATTTTAGAATCAAAAGGCATTGAAGTGAAGATGCAGTATTCAAGTGTCGAAGAAATAACCAAAATACTGAACATGATTACAGGATTAGATGATTTATCCTCAAACCCTCATGGTTTAGCCACGCTTCGTTTGCATTATGCACAGATTCAGCAGCCGAAAACACACGACGACGTAATTAGAGTCCTCTCTATGCTCGACGGCTAGAGCATTCATAAGGGCTATACGATTACGACTGAATCCCCCGATGAGGGGGGAACGAATTATTGAGGTATGATTATGGATGAAGTATTAGATAGAATAGTAAATGCAACAGGATGGAGTAAAGACGAAACGATAGGCAAATTGAGGGAATTCGTTGCCGAAACATATCCTGAGTTATGGTCTGAGGCCAAAGAAGACTTCGCTAACTTAGATGAAGAAGATGCGGCTTTCGCATTGACGGCTTTTGAGGTTGTAACAGTAAGGCGCGGCGGCTCAGGCGGCGGTGGTAAAGGCGACGAGTATGTTGGTATGGTTGTTGGATTTGCAGGTGAAAGAGATTTGATGAGAAATCAAAGAACCGCTTTGATAGACGCATCGGGTGATGTATCAAGCCTCCTTAGATATGGAGTGATTTCAGGCCAAAACACCGTTAATGTCGGTCGAGCCTTCTTTAGAGATGGTCGATGGACTGTTGTGGATCATCAAGATTCTATTCTATATGCTCAACAGGGTTCTGAAAACGAAGCACCGGAATGGGCCATTGAAGGCAAAACAGGCGTTTTGTTTGCCCTTATGGGTGCGAATGGGCCAAAGAAGCCATACTCATACAAGAGAGAATGGTTGGTTGTAGTCAATGAAAAGAGCAAATTCTTACAAGAAGGGCCATTACCTATGATGACTTTAGAATGCTCATGGGATGCAGCGACAGTCGATTTAAAACTCAATGTTCCTATTTGCTTCAAGGCTGAATCTGATACTGCATGGTATGATGGCGAAACCATGATACTGAAAGCAGGTAATATAGCCCCTCAATATGGCTTAGAGTGGGTTGAAGATAATGTATTAGGGCGTGTCGAGCAAATGTTTTCTCCTGAGCAATTCCTAACGCAATTCACACCTTATGTGCAAGATATCTCAGAAGTCTATCAATACCATGACGATAATTGCAGAAGCACAAACACAGGTCGAGAAATTGGCCCGACGTTCTTAGTGCGCGGTGTTGCAGAATATGTCGATCACGATGGAACAGAAAACGAATACTCAGACGGTGGATTCAGGCACAGTATGGCTATCACTAGCCAATCACTAAAGCGAGAAGACCCCGATGGTAAAATTTGGTGTGACGCTTCTCGTAAGTTAGTCAATCTCGGCGCATTAAATGTAGTCAAGAACGGCGACGTATCCCGCTTTGCTAAAGGCTCACAAATCTTTGTTCTCATGCAATCTCGCAAATATCAGAATAATACCACAGGCGATTTCGACCTTTCTTTCTCCGCTAGAAATGTGTATGCTTCTCCTTTGAGGGCTATTGTTGAAGTCAGCGTTCCCGAAGATTCAGGCGACGTGGGTGACTTTTCCGGCTTTAGGAGTGTGGGGGCATGAGTGGAACAGGATTCCTAGATAATTGGACTCCGGTGGATCCTAAGACCGGAGATTCAGAAGGGGGCGCACCTGCGCCTTCTGCACCTCCTAAGCCCTCAGAACCCGATACAAAGAACGTATGGGGTGAAACGGTGGATGAAGAAAACACCAATTGGATAGACGAGCAGCGTAAATTGGATGAGGCCGACCAAAAGAAGGCCGAAGAAAAGAAAGAAATTCCTAAGCAAACAATCCCTGTTCCAAAGAAAGAGGTTAAGTTAGAAAGTCCGGGTAGTAAAGGTTGGAATCCTATTGTTAATGAAATAAAGGCTGCTAGAGCCGGCAAAGGTGCAATCAAGAGTTACGTCTTAATGGGCATTGCAGGGCCGCCTAAGAGCGGTAAAACAGGTATCACATTAGATAGCCTCACAGATGAAGAAATCGCTAATGGTGCTGAGGTATGGCATATTGATTTCGACTTAGGTGGAGAAACAACAAAGGCTGCTCATCATCAAGGCAAAGATAACATCGTGGTTCTAAATCCGTGGGTTCTCAATAGTAATCCTAGCCGTGTGCCTTATGATTTCCCCGCTACTTATCAGAAAACATTGGATTTCCTATTAGCGGCGGTCGATCAAGCAGATGCTCAATTAGTTCATTATGCTGAACATGGAGAAATGCCTAAGCCATATCTCAAGACTATCGTTTTCGATGGCGCAGACCATTGGCTAAACATTTGTGAAACAACAATGAAGGTCGATGATTTGAAGTTAGGGCCGGATGGTATAGCAGTAGCAGGTAAAGACGCTACTACTAAGATTGGGCGATTCAATTGGAACATCAGAAAGAACCGATACAATAGCGCATTGACTGTGCTTCAAGAGTTATGTCGCAGGGGTATTCATTGCTATATCATAACACACATGAAGGCTAGTTACGACGGTCAAGGAAATGAGATTCTAGGTGCAGATAACCCACATTGGGAGAAATCAACCGAAGGATGGCTACAACAGGTCGCATACGTCGAAGTCGATGAAGAACGGGATGATAGGGGCGAATTAACAGGCATAGTCAATTCCTATGCGGTTGTTACTCAAAACCGGACTAGCCTGAAATCATCAGGTAAAGTGCATCTATTCCGACGTGATAAAGACGGCGGAGTATGGCATGGTTGGCCGGGTCTGCGTGATGGTTCGATAGACCATGAAGACAACGTAATGTATGGTGAAGAAAGCAATGAGTGATTTCCTCCGAAATCTATTGGGGGAGATTACGAATGAGCGATCTAATGAAAATACGGTCTGTGAGGGCTTTTGACGTTCCTAACAAACCGGGTTTGAAATCAACCTATGGTTGGCATCCCGGTATGCCTAAAGATACTATTCTAAGGGTGTCTAAATCGTCTTTAGGCGATCATGGATTCTGCCAACAACAATACTTCATTAAACGAGTATTAGGTGTTAAAGAACCTGAAAATGACGATATGCGGCGTGGAACGAATGTGCATGATGCGGTCGAAGAATTCTATCAGGAAATGAATCTCTCGTATGCTTTGTCTATGCGCTCTTATGGTTATGATAAGGTGCTAGAGTATTTTCTCAATCACATACCAAAAGGCCCATCTGAGGAAATGGAATTTGAGTTAGGCGAAGAAGAACATCTCCGCCGTTATCTAACTAAAGAGGCGCAGCGATTTATGACGGCAGAAGACGAGTGTTTTCTCCCCATAGGGAATGAGGTATCATTGAATGCCGTAGTCGAAATAGAGGGCGTTCTAGTGCATCTAACGGGTATTGTGGATAGATTGTTTGCAGATGTTGAAGGCCGCCCTCATGTCCATGAATTGAAGACGGGTGCGTGGCTAAAGCCTGATAAGAAAGGTAACTTAGTCGAGAAGCCCATCAAGAGGAAATCTATGAGGGAGGAATTAGCATTCTATGTGTATTTGCTAAAACAATGCGACCATGATGTTCTAGGTGGTTTATCTGTTGAGTATTGGGGTTGGGATCATACAGGTGGAGAGGACATATACAGATGCGTTGAGCCTATCAGGGTGGATGAGATATCATCTATGTTCTCCAAATTAAGGGAATTAGTCAGAACACACAAGAGTTACACAGGAAATCAAATGGGTTCAATGTTTTCTTTGAAGGATGAAGGGGCTACCAAATATATTTGCGAACCGTGGTGTAATGTCAAGGGTTTTTGCCCACGATACTATGAACCATTGAAGCCACCCGAATTAAGGGCGGTGAATGAGTGAGCCATTTATTCTCAGATTATCCTAGAGAAGTGGATATGCGTTTGAGAAAGGTAATACGAAGCATGGATGAATTGCAGCGTTACGTCAAGGCAATGAATGGTAAAGATAACCTAACAACCACAGTTTATGGCTTTCGTGAATTGAAAACAAACAAAACACGATGCGAATATAGCACGGCTATTATCCCTCATTTTGTTATTGATTTGGATAAAGGGCGAGCATACGAAGCACTAGGGCTAGAAGATGATGCCGAAGCCGGTAAAAGATGCACACAGGATACTCGCATATTGGTGTCGCATCTATTAGATAACGACATTAGACACGCCGTTTGGTTTAGTGGTGGTGGATATCATGTATGGGTTATGTTAGATGAGATATACAAATTGCCTCAATCCGATTTGAATGATTTATTATTCTCAGGTCGAGCAATGCTAAACAAATGGATAAAGCAATACGATTTGATTACTGTTGATCCTGTTGTATCCTTTAGACCGGATAGGCATATCAGAATACCAAACACATACAATTTCAAACGCGAGTTATGGAGTATCCCTGTATCATATGAGGACTTATCCGAAGGATGGCGGCATATTACCACAAAAGCGCAGAATCCCTCAACAGGCATGATAGTGAATGGTTCTAAGGGTATTTCAATCGAGATTGTAAAGCGCGACCCCGGTAATCCGTTTAGTGTTGCAAACACCCCTATGACTTTCGACGCTGATGTGGAGATAGCAGCATCCAATGTCAAAGGAATACCTATGTTGCCTTGTCTTGAGGCGGCTGCCTGTGTAAAGGGTAGCAATCCCTCTCATTTACCAAGAGTGTATCTTCTCATGTATTTGCTTGATTTCTTTAGAGGATTCACTAGACCGGCTACATCAAGCAAAGTAAAGCCGTCTGAAATATTACAGAAAACACATTCCTTTATTGCAGATTTACAATGGTCGGATTATAGCCCTCAAGTTACGAGGGATATGATAATACACGGCATGAATAAACAATACCTTACTCCTTCGTGTCCTAAGTTGTATGGCGCAGGGCTTTGTGTAGGTAAATGTCCTTTTTATGATGGTAAAGGTGGTGCAAATGAGTAAAGACGATGATATTGACGAAATTAGAAGAAAGAAAGCACAGGAATTGCTGAAATCGTTAGATGATATGGGCGATGAAGAAAGGAAAAATGCTATGGAATTTTTACCGTGGGGTTACAGAATTAACAACGTAACCGGATTCATTGAGATACTACAAAATGAAAAGAATGTAGTTGCAATAACATCAGATGTTCAATTTGGAGAAATGATAACTGATTTGCTAAATCGAGCGCATTTGTATGGAGAGGCTACGGAGGGATTGAAGGATGACTAAGGTTCTATTCATCGATCACAGGGAGAAGTCGGGATTAGAGGATTTAGTGAAATCTTACTGCGATAAAAATAACCTGTTCTATCAAGTAAGAGAGAATCTAATCACAGATTACGCATTCAGTAGTGTGGGAATAGAAGCAAAATCCATTCAAGATTACATGGGGTCTTTACATTCCGGCCATCTTGAAAGGCAATTGCAAAACATGGATGATAACTACAACACCATGATTCTGTTAGTTTGGGGGACTGTGGATAAGTATGTAGTCGAGGCTAGAAAGGGCGGCAGAAAGATACCCTTTCAACGAGCATGGTCTTCATTCATAGGTTCTTTAGCACGATTTACCACAGACTACGACATATCTGTGATTATTTTCTCGGATCGATCATCTGCTGCTAGATACATTTGCAAACGATTTCAGAAGCACGGCACTTTAGGCTCATCTTCGACATATCGTTTGATGCGAAAGACGGCATCCGAGGATAAGAGAATCGATACACTACGAGCCGCAGGTTGTAGTGAAGCCATAGCAAAAAGGCTTCTTGAAAGATTTGGTTCTATTGCTGAAATAGCAGGTTTACCTGAAAATGAATTGCAGACAGTCGAAGGCGTTGGCAAAATCCGAGCGAAGCGACTTTCACTTTGTTTGAATAGTGAAGAAGCCGTTGCAGATGAACGAATGAAAATGACTAGAGCATGAGGAATCATATACTGTATAGGCATACGAGGCTTTCCTAATGAGGTGGTGAAGTGTTAGAAGACATGAGAAGTAATAGCACTACGAGAAAGTGGAATGATTACACGCTCGTTAATGCGCCTTATTCGGGTAGTCAATTTATCCGACAATACATTGAGAGATTTAACACAGTATCTTTCTTCAATGAGTATGCAGGTCTTCTATCCTATTTCTTTGTCTTGGGTCAAGTGTTAGCACCTTATGTCCGTATCCCTATTCATGGAGTGTGGATTGATTGCCGCCTTCATGTATATTGGATCCAAGAGTCGAGAACGGGTAAATCGATTGCGTGGGAATTCACGGCTAAATTACTGAGAGCGTGTGGAATAGAAGTGGAATCATTCAGCGCAGGTTCGGATGCTAGATTGATAGGCACGTTTGATAAGATACCATTACACGATGAAAACGGCAAACCAACAGGTCAATTCGACAATGTGTTAGTTCCGGGTTTGCTGAATGGTTACAAAACACTTCTATTTGATGAAGCATCTATGCTACTGAATGATTCAAAGGCTCACTTCTCCGATAAGATTCTCTATTTGCAACAGGCTATGGCTGCACTAGGCAGCGAAACAAATGTGTTAGTCAAGCACTTAGTATCGGGTTCTGTAAAAACACCCTCCGGTGTATCGTTATGGATGACTACTTTTCCTCCAAAAGACATAATGAGCCATGTCCTTGAGAAAGGGTTTTTCCAACGTGTATTCCTGTATCAAAATTCAGTATCCGTCGAAACACGGCAGACTACTAGCGAACATCGTTTATCCGGTGCTTATGTTCCTGTTCCTGATAAGGTATGGACATACGACACACTATCTAAATTCATTTTAGAAACAAGAGATACAATTAGAGAAAGGTTGCTAACGGCTGCAAATATCAGTTTAGAAGACTACGAGGCTTTAGACGCTGATGCGAAAGAGGATTTGGCTATCAAACACGCTTACGATTTGTTTGAAGCGGGGCCGTCATATCACGCTGCTTTGCTAAATGCGACAGATGACTACTACGAGTTAATCAAGGGCATTAATAATGAAAACATTAGAGAAACGGCAATGTCCTTTTTACCGAATGTTGAGAATTACACAATGATATTTGCAAACCTAATTGCTGCTACAATGGGTTCTAAGAAAATCACTAGCGATCATGTGATGATGGCTACTGAGATTATTTACGATAACCTTCACAATCTAACAATTTGGCTAGAAGAAAAAGAGGGGCATAAGGAATCAAAGAAGCGTCAAGGCCAAATTAAAGCATGGCGGGATTCGTATGCTAAGTGTCATCGTATGATACATGAAAGAACGAATAGAGAGGTGGTTCGTCTATCCCAATTAACGGAGGTTTATTCGCAATTACATGGTGTATCTCAAAAGACCGCTAGAAGGAGATTAGATGATTTGATTTCCAATAACATAGTTAAGGTCGTTAAAACAGGCGTTACTGCCTTTGTGTATTTTGAAGTGTGAATATGGAAAAAAGAAAATTGAACAATTGGATGGCTGAAAATAAAGTGCAATCGTTTTCGGTATTTGTATCCGAAGATCCTTCTTTACTGTCTGAGGGATGGAGAAGTATTGAGGAAATGAATTTAGAAATGGTCGTATTCTTTGACGGCATTTCATTCAATGTATTCGTGGATATGGTAAAAGAATACGAAGACAACCTATGGGGTTATGATGTATATTATCAAGGATTAAATTCATTGGAGGCGTGGTTAAATTCCATAGAAGGATACACTTTGGTCGGCTATAATTCAGCAAAGGCATGGGGTGTATTGCTCAAACAAAAGTATCCCGAATTAGACGTGGAACACCACGATTTACTTAAGATTTTCAGCGACGCATCGGCTGAACATTATGGGAATCACGCCCGACGTTACGACTTATCCAACATGGCTAGACATAACAATGTAAATCTCAAGACCATTCTATTGAGCAGCCCTGCGATTAAATTGATTGCAGATTGGAGAAAGGGATTATTTCGTAATACTATGAGGAATATTGCAAATCAATCTGTTGTGATCGCAAAGGTCTTTGCAAATATCAATCTCAAAGGAGAGTTGTATTTCCGTGATGAAGCCACCGGAAAAAGAGTATCAGTAAAGTATTCTCAAGATAGAAAACCCGACACGATAGAGGACACTACATTAGAAGAAGAATGAGGACTCCGTATGAGGAAATACACAGATAAGGTCAGTCAGGACTGTCCTTCGTGTTCAAAACGGGTTTTAGCAATACGAATAAACGGTTTTTATGCCGGTTCAAGAGAACGTATTTTTCTTTGGGAATGCCCATTATGCGAAGCGGTTTGGCGTAAGACTCAACCGAAAATCAATAAAACGATTGATTAGCAGTTGATATCATGGGCGTATTTGCGAGAGCATGGGCCATAGCCAAAGCCGATTCTGAGGAAATGAAAAGAATCACTAGCACACCTTCAACCGGACAGGATGAAAACGCATCAAAAAGGGCTAAAGAAAGCGAGGCTGCTAAGATTGCTGAGATTCAAGCGAGAAATAAGAAAAACCGAGAGAATCTAAACAAAAGCAACGCTCATATGTATGTTGATGAAGTGCATGATTTAGTCAAAAATCATAATTATCCTATAATGGATGCAGTAAGGAACGTCGCTCGTCTTTTAGGCGTTGATGGAACAGACTTGATGACCGCATATACGGAGGCTTACAGATGACCGCATTTGACAAGGCTTGGGGTGTCGTGAAAGAAAGCCGTATATGTGCAAGCGAAGGTTGCACGGCGAACATAAGAAATTACGAAGGGTTGCACTACGAAGGAGAAGACGGGAAGGCATATTGTATAGGCTGCGGGGCAAAAATGAATCGCAATCGTAAAGAAAATGAGAGGCAATTAAGATGACCGCATTTGACAAGGCTTGGGCTATCGCAAAGAATGAAGTTCCTATTGACGAGTGTAAGGGCTGCGGTTTAGCGCATGGCTCTCCGAATAGCGAATACTGTTCCGAAATTTGCGAAAGGCAAAACAAAGTCGAAAAATCTGAATACAAAGGTGAAAATCAACCAACCAACCCTAGCCTATGGTCGCAAGCCAAATCAAAAGCCCGTTCTAAATTCAAAGTATATCCGTCAGCCTATGCTAACGGTTGGGCTGCTAAGTGGTATAAGTCCAAAGGCGGCGGTTGGAAAAAGAAGGGCAAGGCGGAAAAGAAATGATTAGCGATTCTGAATTCAATCATATTTGGTCGCTAATGAAAGCCAAAAAGGATGCCCCTAATTACAGAAAGGCATCCGGCTCTAAGAATTGCGGTAATTGTAAAGCGTGGGATTCTTCAAAGACAGATGACCCAATGACGGGTTATTGTGAATGGTATGATTTCACCTGCCGAGCAGATCATATTTGTGATGCGTGGGCGGGGGGTAAAAATGATTGAAAACCCGATTACTGATTTAATTTCTAAGGATTTACGAAGATGGTTCAAGGAGAAGTGGGTTGATGTATCAAGAAAAGACAAAGATGGAAAACACCCACCGTGCGGGAGAAGCGACGCTAAAACATCAAGCAAAGGATATCCTAAATGCCGACCTTCAAAGAAAGTGAGCGATAAGACACCTAAGACTACAAAAAACATGAGTGCAAAGGAAAAGAAAGCGGCGACTAGAAGGAAAAGAAGCAAACCACAAGGAGTAGGAGGCAAACCAACAATGGTAAAATCAGCAATGTGCGATTGCGATACCTGCAACATATTGTCTAAGGCCTTATTGACTAAGGCGAAGAAAAAGGATAAGCCATTTCACGGCTACAATCCAAACAAGCATAGTCGTAAAGGTGGGTTGAATGCTAAAGGCCGTGCTAAATTTAAGCGTGAGCAGGGTTCTAATCTAAAGCCTCCTGTGACTGAAAAGCCATCGACACTTAAGCCGGGTTCTAAGAAAGCAAAAAGGCGTAAATCGTTCTGCGCTCGTATGTCCGGTGTTAAAGGGCCAACAAGCAAAGAAGGAAAATTAACGCCGAAGGGTGCAGCGTTGAAAAGGTGGAATTGTTAATGTCTGCATTCGACCAAGCGTGGGCTATCGTCAAAATGCCGAGAACATTAGAAGAAATTACACACTATGAAGCGGGGCGATGTCCTTCTTGTGAAGGCACGGGCCAACAATTAGTTACCGTCGGTAGTGGAAATACTGACGACTCGACTTCTTTTGCACACGCTAGAGAATTAGCCAACAAAGATACTTCGTATCACATGATGGAATGTGTGTCCTGTAATGGAACGGGTGTGCCTGATGATGAGGTATGGGGTGATGAAGGGGTGATGGAGTTGGAGGACTTCGGTAAATCCGAAGAAAAGGGCAAATTTCGTGGCTATTCTAAGAATACAGTAAGCGGCAGGGCTGAACGTCAAGGCAAAGCCCGTGCATGGAATAAATCGAGAAAGGTCGCTAGAGGCAGAACCCGAAGCATATACAATCGTCAGAAGTCAAGAGGCAATGTTAGGCCGAAGATGCGTAGGCAGTTAGGCGCGGGCGGTAGCCGCAAAGAAACATCAAGATGAGCGATTAAGCGTGTCCGGCATGAACATAGGTAATACGCACATTAGTTGGCGTTCCTGTATATCCTAATGAAGCGGCTACTGTAACGACTTTACCTGATATGGTAAAATCTGAGCCTTGAATCAAAGTAGCAATGAATCTAGGTGTTGAGGTTTTGTATATCACCGCTTCGACTAACTTTGTGCTTGCCTCATCTTGTGAGCCTAAAGGGGCATAAGCCAATGTTACTGTCTTTTCTGAGCCGGTATAGGTGTCTGTAACAATTGAGGTTCTGTGAGTTGGTGTAATTTGATATGCACCACCTGAACCCAATAAGTCTATTCTTTGGTCTGATTGATAGAATAGATGTGTTTCACCATTGCCGTTAGGGTATGAACCTAAGCCGACAGGATCACGGGCAAAGAGAAAGCCCATGTCTGTGACGGGCGCACTAGCAGTAACTCCTGTAATGAATCCGCTATTTGCAGGGCTAGTTGCCGTGCCGCTTGAATTTTCTAATGCGGTCAAAGCGTATGGGCCGGGTCTAATGAATACCCGCTTATCATTCATCTTTGCAATAGTAACGCCGCTACTGTATGATAGACGAGCAGATGCTAATACAATGGTTTGTGATGAAAGGTGGGCGGAGGGGGATTGGGCATACACGCCTGTTGCGGTATTTACTTCGTCGCCATATACACAAGCGACTTTGCCTGTAACGGTTGGGTCAATATAGACTAACAAGACTCTTTCATAGTTAGCACCTGTTAGAGAAGGCAGGGTGTTACTATTGTTAGGAAATTTAGCGTTATTAGCGGTATCTGTGATATCTATGTTGATTGCAGATATACTGTGTAGCAGCCCGTCAAGAAGGACTGTCCCTGCTGCAACAACCACAGTATCTCCGCTAGACACAGATACCGCACAGTTGCCGGTCTGAGTTGTATTGCGGTTAGCATCGTCATACTGATTCAATGAAGCGGCTACTACACCGTTAAGCAAAGCACGTTCATTGAAGTTAGTTAATGTCGGACTAGAAAGAATATCGGCATCTTGTAATCCATCCTCTTGATGTGATCGAGAAGCGGTTTCATGTCCTTGACCTATTCCCGCCATCATCTAACCTCCATCAATACATCGACCCTAACTTCATTGTATGCGGTTTTGTCTATCGGCATGAATGTCGCACGGTAAGCCGGCGTATCCAATGCAGTATCGCCGTGAAGCACCAATTCTTTGATTGTTTGTGAAGATGTTTGGCTAGTATCGAATATACCCGATACTGATATGGTTCGGTCATCTATCTTCGTTACAGTTGGTGTTATGGTAATCTGTGGAGAACCCGCCCCACCATCCCTGCTCGACGCA